TCAAGCGCCGCAGGCGGCGCGGTCAGCCCGACCACCTCCCGCACCCCCTCGCGCCAGCTTGAGGAGACCCCGAGGACCGAGATCGCCTTCACCCGGAAGGCCCAGACGCCTGGGCGGATGTCGCGCAGTTCCAGAACCGTGCCCGAGGTCCGGCCCTGATCCATCCAAGGCTCCCCCTCCTGCCGGGTCTCGACCTGATAGGTGTCGACAAAGCCTGATGCGGCAGGCGCCCAGCGGATGCGCAAAAGCACCTTCACCGCCGAGCCGTCGCGCGTCACATAAAGCTCCTCCTCGCCCTGCGGCGCACCAGGTGCTGGAATGTCGAAGGCCGAGGGCAGCGTCGTGCGCGGCGCCGCCTGATAGATCCGCTCCTCGGAGGCATCCCAGGAATAGACCAGCGGCGAGGTCTCCCGCAGCAGCAATTCGGTCGCAAGCCGCGGTCCGGATCCCGCCTGGGCAAGATCAAGACGCACAGCCTCCACCTCGAAGGGTTTGCCCTCGGGCAGGCCCGCGCCCCCAAAGCCCCAGCGGTCATAGCGCAGATTGGCCGTATCCCCCGCCGCCACTCGCCAGGCCTTGAGCTTGCCCGAGAGCTTGACCCGCATCTGCCGTCGGGCGCGCTCAAGCTCGATCTTCGCGAGCCGCTGCGCCATCGAGGCCGAGATCGTGAAGGGCAGCGAGATATCCCGCCAGACCCGCTCACCGCCATCCTCGGCCAGATAGGCCGCACTTGCATAGGCCGGGAAGTCATCGGGCTGCCAGTTGTTCTCGGGGCTCACGAACTGGCCCCGCACCGCATTGAAGTTGGCCGCCCGGCTTTGCCGCGTGGTGAGCGTCAAGCCGCCCTCCCGCACATCATCAGCCGTCAGCACGGCGAGCGGCAGGCGGTAGGCCCCCGCGCGCAGGCGCCATTGCCCGGCCTGCCAGATCGCGCGCCCGGCCATGGCCGTCAGCATGGCCTCGATGATGGTCTTGGGCGGCTCGCCCAGCGAGACCACCCCGTTGCAGCTGTAGCGCGGCTCGATGCCCCCGGCCGCAATCGGCACGGCCTCGTCGCAGATGTTCGCAGCCTCGATCAGGCTTTCGACCTCGATCCCATCCTGCGCCCCGATCCCAGCCCCAATCCCGTAATCGCGCTCGGCCATGTAATCGGCAAGGCACAGGGCGGCATTCTCGCTGTAGCCCCGGAGACCCGTGCGCGGATCGAGGATGTTGTTCTTGCCCTCGAGATCCACCGTAATGTTCGGGATCCCGCCCGGGAAGGCATCGGGATCATAGGTCAGTCGCAGATAGATCGCGGCACAGCCCGACAGACGGTGCGCGGCCGTCCAGAAGGCCGGTGCAGCCGCCACCAGACCCGCAAAGGCCGTCTGTTCTGCCCGGCCAAGGCGTTTCTCGAGAGAGACCTTGCCGGCCCAGCGACCCCGTGCCACCCCGGTGGCCGAGACCGCCTCCTCGCCTTCAAAGTAGACGGCGCCGATCGATTTAACGGAATGGCTCGCCAGAACCACCACGAGATGGAGATATTTGTCCGTCTCCCCCGTTGCATGCAAAAAGACGATCACACCGCCTTTGCGCACCCGGCCATAGACCATCTCCCGCGGCATGACGGGCTCGCGCACCGTGACGGTCCGCGCCTTCAGCTCCATCTGCCCCAGAGATGGGGTGGGCATCAGCGCCTGGGCCGCGGCGGAGAGCAGCATCGAGGCCCCAAACGAGGCGGCAAACCCCACAAGTCCCGTCGCGGCAAATGCTGCAGCCACACCGCCTGCTGCAATCGCCGCACCGCCAAGTGCCACGGCGCCGATGATCACAGGGGGCATGGGTCAGGTTCTCCAGGCAAGGCGTGCGCGCGAGAGCGGCAGGCTTGCGAGCCCCTCAGGCGCGACAAAGATCACATGGGCGCCTGCCACGACGCCGAAGGCTTCCGGTGCGCCGCCCAGAACCAGATCGCCCCGCTGCGCGAGCCGGGGATCTGCCAGCGGCGTCCCCAGCAGTGCTCGCCCGCCAGCCTCGAGGGTCTCCCAGCCCAGACGGCGCAGAACGCGCAGGCAGCCGCAGGCCGTTCGGTACTGCCCCCGCCAGAGTGCGGCATGATCCGGCCCGCCGGTCAGATCGCGGCGCAGATCGAAGGCCCAGGTTGCGCAGTCATGCTGGCCCCAGATGAAGGGGCGGTCTTTGGCCGCAAGGATTGCCGATGCGAGGATTTGCTCCCAGTGCGGGACGCGGGCGGTTCCTATCATCCTCGGCCCCAGGTGATTTCGCGGTCCTGGATCGCCGTCACGTGCTCGAACCCCCGATCGCCGGGATGCAGCACCTGCTGGCTCTCATGGGTGTAGCGCCAGCTGCGCGCGACCCCGAGATCGATGAGCCGGCTCTCATAGCTGATCGTGATCCGGCAGGTCTCCCCGTCTTCCTGGAGTTCGGGCACATCAAGCCGGCCCGAGAAGGCTTGGACCGGATCGGCGATCACCACCCGCTCTGGTGACAGAAGCGCAAGCCAGATGCGCCCCGGCAGACCCTGGCGCGCCTCGTCGATCGCAAGGCTTACAAGATCAAGCGGCACGCCGGAGAGCGAGACCGTGGTCCCGGCCGCCACCACATCGGAGGTCTCTTCCAATGCTCCAAGCCCCAGAAGCACGCCCACCCCGGTCCAGCTTTTGCCGTCCCAGTCCAGAGGACCGGACCCCGTCCAGATCCGCACCATGCCCGAGGGGAAAGCGCCCTCGAAGAAGATCGCGGGCCTGAGATCGCCCGCGTCCAGCGCTTCCGACAGAGCGGTCGTCATCTCACGGCTCATAGGGCCTCCCGTGCCGATAGGGTAAAGCGATGCCGGGCGCCCCGCTCGATGCGGGTTGGGACCGGCGCGGTTGGGCGCAAAAGCACAAGCGGCTGGTTCACCTCGAGCACCGTGCCCACAGCCTGTGCCCGCCTCAGGGCGGGAAAGACCGTCAATGTGGCGATCCCGTTCATGTTGGCCGCCGCATCAAAGGCGACCTGATGCAAGCGGCTCTCCCGACCGGCCCCGATGGTCAGGAAGTCCCCCGACGCCATGGCAGGAAGCCCCGCCGGCCAGCCCCGGGCCTGAAGCACGTTGCCCCCCGAGACCGGCAGATTGAGCGTGATGGTCTGGCTGAGGTTTTTGGGCTCGATCGAGGGATCGGCAAAGCGCAGGATGCCGCGCCCGGAGCCGAGGGCGGAGAGCGCGGCCGAGACCGAGCGCGCCAGCGGGCCCGATTGCGCAGCGAATTCGATCTCGTATTCCCACCATTCGCCACCCCAGTCCTGCACCTCCGTGCTGCCGGTGAAGGGCGACTGGATCTGGCTCGTGGCCGTCACCAGCCGCCGCTCGAGGCCCGCAACCCAGGTGCGGGGCAAATCCACGATGAGGCTCATGCCAGCCGCCCCCGGCGCATCGCATTGCCCACGGCCGCGATGGCGATGCGTTCGAACTCGGGCTGCGCGTTGCGCAGGACCTTGGCCAGCTGTTCGGCGACCCCGATCTGCGCCCCGCGCGCATCGACGTTGAGATGGACGGCGACGGGCGGCAGGCCTCCCGCTCCGCGACCGAGCTCGGCGCGCGACAGGACGCGCTCGCCCCGCTGCAGGATGGCAGGGACCTCATCTGGCCGGAGCCCCGCCCAGCCACCTGCATGCATCCGCGGGGCACCGGCAAAGACCGCCGCGGGAACGCTGCGCATCGGAGCGCTTTGGCCCACCACCCCGCCTGTGTGCCAGATGCTCGCATTTACCATCGGGTTCGCCCGGACGGCGGCGCTCCCGCCAAAGAACGCGCCTCCAAAGGCGCCCGAGAGGGCCGAGGCCAACGGGCCCAAGACCGCGTTCTTGAAGGCCAGCGTCGCAAGGTCCGCCAAGATCGAGGAGACCAGCGATTTGAAGTCGAACTTGCCGGTGGTGACAAACTGGCGGAAGGCGGTTTCTGCCGAGGAGAAGGCAGAGGTCAGCGTCTCGCCGAGACCCTTGCCCCAATCCATCGCGCCCTTGGCATAGTCGGCCAGGGATTTTGTGACCTGGGCCCAGCCGGTCGCGGCCTCTTCTGCGGCCTTCTTCGCAGCGCTGCCCGCCCCACCTGCCGCTTGGCCTGCCGCGTCAAACCCGGCCGACACAGCGCCTGCGGCTTCGGCAGCACTGGCCAAAGCGTCTTCGCCTTCAGTGCCTGCGCCGGTGATCGCCGACCTGAGGGCTTCCCACGCTGTCATCGGGCGCGAGGCAGCCTCTGACAGCATACCCGCCGCCTCGGCATATCCCGTGGCGCGGCCCCGTGCCGCCTCGGCCATGCCCCCGAAGAGATCCGGCGCCTCGATGTAGGTCTTGCCCATGGCCGCACGGAACGCATCAGCCGCCGCCGTGCCTGCGGCCGAGGCTGCGCCCT